CAGACAGGCGGCCACTACCAAACGGTAGGCGTGGCATGACCAGGTGGGCGCTGTCGGCCGGCCGGTTCGCCCTGCTAATGGTCGGAGTCGGAGTCGCCACGATAGGCGCTACACGGCTCGCGTACCTGGACGCCGGCTACGTGCTGAGCGGGTCCGTCCTGCTGAACGGACCCGCTCTCGTCGCCGGCGTGCTAGTGATCGCTGCGTGGGCTGTCCTGACCTGGCGCCAGCGTGCCCGTCACGCTAGGCGCCGCTGGCGGCCAGTCTGGCGGATGGTTAGCGACAGGCTGGCCGCAGTCATCGCACAAGGTGCCGGCGTCCTCCGTTGGCGGTGACGGCGGCCAGGGGGTGACCCTGGCGCGGACCACCTCGGCGCCGATGGGGATGCCGCACACGCCGGCGCCCAGACCGATCCACGCGGCGGCCTGCGCCGTCGTCAGGAGGCCGTAAACGACCAGGACACCGCAGGCGGGGACCAGCACGCCGTACGCCCATACCCGCACCGGGTTTGACCGCACCGCGGCCCACAGCCGGCCTGTCATGTCTCGACGCCTTGCAGCAGCACGGCGCGCAGCGCGGCCTCGACCATTGCCTGGTCGCCGACCTGGCCGTCAGTGGGCAACTCGGCGACGACCAGGCGCGCGACCTCGGCAGGGTCCAGGCCGATCGTCAGGAGCTGCTTGGTCAGCTGCTGCCAGCGTTCGGCCTCGACCTGCCAACGGCCGGCCTCGACCTTCCATCGGTCGGATTCGGCAATGTAGCGTGCGCGCTCTTCTGTGCGGAGCGCCTGGACCTCGGCCAGTACCTCGGCAGCGTTGGCCATGTCGTCGTCCTCTCTGTAGGGGTCGAATGCGCCGAGCTCGAGCGCGGCGCGTGCCTGGTCGCCAGGGCAGTCGGTCGGTTCTGGACGGATGAGTGAGTGCGGGACTATGCGGTTAGCGCCAGGGAACCAGCGTCGGAAGTCGGTGACGACGCCGCGCACTGTCGCTGTCATCGCCGCGGACGGTTCTTCACCAGGTGCCAGGACTAGCAGGATGGCGCCGAACCTTTGGTTAACGTCCAGGCTGCCGTTGGCCGCTGAGCGGGTCGTGAGGCCGCGCAGCGTCCAGGCGCGCCCCCACTGGTCGACCGCTACCTGGTACGCGATGTCGGACCAGCCGTTGTTTTCCATGTGATCGGCCTGCCAGCCGCGCAGTGCGTCGCCGATCCTGTCGCGGCCGAGCGGGTTGGCCATGCCTGGCCAGTGGATTGCGACGCCCTCGACCTGGTCAGCGTCCAGTGGCGTGCTGCCCGTCGCCGGCCTGGCGCCCCAAGCTGTGCGCGGCAGATAGTCGACCATTCCTAGCCTCCCTTAGCTGCAACGTAGATAGCGACCATGACGCCGGCCGTTGTGATGAGCGTTGTGACCGCCCATCGGATGAGTCCGTCACGCTGGCGCTTTTCGTGCTTGTGTTCCAGGACGTGTTCGGTGAATTTCTGGTCCACTCCGGTGCTCACCTTTTGCAGGTCCAGCAACAGGTCTGAACGGGTTTTCTCAATCAACGTGTAAAGCTCTCTGAGGGTGACGATGCCGTCGGGTATCGGATGCTGTGTCATGGCCGCTCTCAGAAGTACGTCGTGACGATGACCAGGCCGGCGGCGCCGGCGCCGCCGGCGCGGGCTGTGCCGGCGGCGTTGCGGTTGATACCACCGGACCCGCCCGAACCGCGGCCGGTGCCTGGCCGGCCTGCGATGGACGTACCTGACAGGCCGGAGTTTCCGCCGCCGCCGTAGATGCCGTCTGCGCCGGCGCCGGCCTCACCCGGTGCGCCGGCTATCCAACGGGAATTTTGGCCCGATGCGCCGGTCAGGTTCAGGTCGCCGCCGGTGCCGGTGCCGCCGGCGCCGCCGGACTCGATACCGTCCGTGGCGTTCGTGCCGCCGGCGCCGCCTACCCCGCCTGTCGCCGAGCAGTGCGACCCGAAACTAGATGACCCGCCAGTGCCGCCGGCGTTGTCTCCGGCCGCGCCAGCTGCGCCAGCTGCGCCGACAGTGACTGACTCAGTGGCGCCCAGCGCGCTGTCCAGGATCATTTTTCGGGAGTAGCCGCCGTAGCCGCCGCCGGCGCCGATGGATGCCTGACCAGCTGCGCTAGTGGCAGCACCGCCACCGCCACCGCCACCGCCGATAACCTCGACCAGCACGGCGCGCACACCTGAGGGATTGGTCCACGTCCCGTTTGCGGTGAATACCTGAATCTGCGGGTCACCTGGCGCCAGGACGGTATCGCCTGCCTGCTGTCCCATTAGGTCCTCACCCTCTCTAGAGCGCGTACTTAGCTGGTTGCCACAGCCGGACATCCGCGCCGGCCGCGTGTGCTTTGACGACGCCGTTAACGCTGCGGATCACGGTCGCGCTCTGCGGGCTGCTGGCGCCGCTGATAGCCGTAACCGTCATGCGCTCGCCGGCCACGTTGAGGTCGAATCCGCCGCCCACGTTGGTCGTCCACAGCGTGCCGGCTGTTGACGCTATGGACAGCGTTGTGGCCGAGCTGCTGATGCCGGCGGCCAGCTCGGAACCTGCCGTGTCGTAACGGCTGTCCGAGCTTTGGTACCTGGCCACGACGTAGGGCTGGTACGGGACACAGTTAAACGTCCGGATGTGCTCGGTTCCATCGGTCCAGACCCGCCCGCCGACGACCAGTAGGTCGGTGTCGTCGTAGATGCCGTAGGCGGCGCGGAGCTTCGGCCCTGACAGGATCCGGATGACCTCACCAACGTCTACCGCCTTAATGGTGGTCAGCAGGTCGTTAACGCTGGCTGCGACGGCAGGGTTGGCGCGGTTGACCGATACCTGCGGGAAGCGCGCGGCGTCGACTGTGCCCAGCGACACGCGCCACCAGGCAATACCTTCTAGGCGCGCATCGGTCTGGACGTTGACCTGGTACTCATCCTTGTATCGGCCGACGCCGTTAGGCGGTTGCTGAATCGACAGCGGACCCGATTCCACGGTGGCCTGGAAAGAGCTACCTTCGCGCCGCTGCGCGAATACGTCGTTATGGGTGTCCTGGTCGTCGTCCACAGGGTCGATCGGCGGGGACAGCTCGCCGGCGTCGTAGTCAATGATCGCTAGCGGAGTCTGGTTGTAGAGGTCACGGCGGGTGAAATAGAACAGCGCAACGCCTGTCCTGGTTTCGCCCAGCAACCCCATATCTGTCTGCTCACACTCGGCGAGCTGGTTGCTGAAATAGTCGCCGTACTGCAATCCCATCGGCTCGCTGTCGTCCAGGTCAGCGTCGACGCCGGTGCCTGGCACGAACGCTATGTCCAGCTCGTCGCACAACCGCTGGATACGGCGGCCGGCTGTCTCGCCGGCGAAACCCGATACCGCGGTGAACGTGTCAGCGACGGCGGGGATGTTGGCCAGGTTCTCCCACACAATCACGTGGCCAAGCGCCAGGAAATCAAGGCCGGTCGCCGCCGCCCGATCGTAACTGAACGACAGCCCGTAGGATCGGCGCAGCGTGTGGCCGGCGCGGGTGCCGCTGATAACCGACGACCCGTCCAGGTAGACCTCGTAATCGGTGTCAGCGCCGTTCTGTTCGAGTTGCAGCCGGACATGGTGCAACTGGCCGTCAGCGATAGCGGCCAGCGGCGCAGTGTTCGCCAACGCCACAACTGTCGGGGACTCGCCGAGAGAGTCCAGGATCACCGATAGGGACAGGTCGTCGTCCGCGCCGCGGCGCGCTTCTAGCGCCCACTGGTCGTATGTGCCGAGCGTGGAACCTTCTATGTTGGCGTCCAGGTGTAGCAAACCCATCTCCGCGCCAGTGCCAGACACGGTCGGATCGGCCCTGAACGTGAATTCCCACGCGAGCGCGTCCGGTGTCGTGTCGCTACCCCTGGCTAGGCCGGTCAGGTAACCGCTCGGTCCACCGGGGCCGCCCACTTCCACCGTGTCATTTAGCCGGAGCACCGGCGTTAGATGGTCAGCCAGGACGCCGGCGCCGAATTCCATCACGACGCCGGCGTTGGGTGCGGGGAACAGCGATGACCCTTGGAACGTGCCGGCGGTCACGGCGCCCTTAACCGCGGTCGGCCCGTCAGTGAGCGCCCAATAGCTGATAGGCGTTGTGGAACGGTAGAACTGTTCCAGCCCTGTCGTCACAGACTGGTCGCCCTGGTTGATACGGCGCAGGATGCCGGCGGCCTCGATAGGCATAAACGAGTCGGTGCCTGGCAGGTTCGCGCGGTTCGGCCACGCCGAGACTTCCCCCGTAAATTCGGTGACGCCGCCCATTGCGACACGGATAGGCGTATTGCGGCCAATCTTCTTGAATAGCGGCGACAGCGGGTTGCGCGGCGAATAGGTGCCGCCGCGGTTATCGATGGTCAGGACCAGCTTTGCGGCCTCGGGGGTGGCGGCGCTGTCGCTGCGCCCGAACGTGATTTCCACGCCGGCGGGCACGCGCACATCATCGCTGATGTCCTGCCAGGCGCCGTCGTAGAACAGCTCCGTCAGCACGGGGATGCTCATGAGCGCAATACCCTGACGGGGTCGCGGCCGGCGCCCTTGGCCTTGATGCTCTTACGTAGCAACTCGACCAGGTCGCCGCGGCCCTCCAGGCTGAGCACAACCTGGACTGTGCCGCCGCCGGCGCCGCCACCGCCGAGCGGGATAACCGTCCCGTTCACGCTTGGCCGGAAGAATTCGCGGCCACGTTCGTTGACCTCGTACAGGGTGCCGGCGGCGACAGGGCCGCCCATCGCGCGACCAGGGACATTGATTGTGTTCCCGAAATAGTCCAGCTTCCCGGACAAGAGATTCTTGTACTGACGGCTGACAATCGCATCCAAGCTGACCGTTATGCGAATCTTTTTCGTGTTCGGCAGGCCGCGGATTTTGGCGTCCCACTGGTTGACCTTACGGATAGCGCCGTTGAACGACTCATTAGCCGAATCCCTGAAACCTCGGATCGAATCGGCGGCGCGCTTCAGGTGTTTCTGCTGCGGACCAGGGATAGCCGCGGCAGCTCGGATCACTTTTTCAGCTGAGGTCAGCGCGGCGTTGGTGAGGAACTGGAATGCCTGCAAACCGATGCGCGCCATAGCGAGCGCGCTGGACCCGATGAACTTGAATGCGGTTTGCATGACTTTGCGCGCCGTGTCCGATTTCCGGTAAAGCACGACTAGGCCAACGCCGAGCGCCAGCAGGGCCGCGATGATGAGGAACACGGGGTTAGTCAGCAGTGACAGGGTGAACACTTTCACCGCGGACGCCGCGGCCTTAAACCCTGTCGTGCCCGCTTTCAGTGCGGGTATGAGAGCGCCCGAAAATCCATCGGCGAGCGCGGCGACACCGCCGGCCAGGTCGGTCGACCCCTGTAGAACGTTGCCCTTCATAATCTCGCTGAGGCCGGACATTGTGTCTGTCGTGCCGCGCCCGATTGCCTCTAGGGAGTCGAATTTGTCGTACGTGTTATCCAGGCCGTCGCCGGCTTTGTCGAATGAGGTTCCGACCTCGCGTGCAGACTTGGAGACATCGCCCTCCATCCGCTTAGCAGAGTCACCGATAGTGTCGAACGACTTTTCGAGCTGCTGGCTGTCGCCGGCGAACGTGAGGGTTACCTGGTTTTTGGCCACGTCAGTCGACCTCGAATCCAGCCTGGACGGCCGTGGCCGTAAGCGATTCTTCTAGGACCTGTCTGAACCTGTCGCGGTTGCGGTTATAGGAGTAGTAGATGTAGCGGCCGTCTTTCAGGAATTGCCGTTTGACCGACTTGTTTCTGCCGACCCTGCCGCCGAAATCCAGCCAGGGGTAATACGACGCTTTCCCCGATCCGCCGGCCACGCGAGCGTATGACTGTGTGCTTTTGACCTTGACTGTTGCCCTGGCGCGGCCGGAGCGGGCGGGTACACGCGGCCTGGCGTCGCTGGCAACGATGTCGGCGGCCTCATTGAACGCCAGGCGCAGCGTCCGCGGCAGCGACCTGTCGAGTGCGCGCAGGTTCGCCCTGAACTGGCTCAGCCCGTCAATCTTGATCGGTTCAGCCATCGGTCACACCGCCTTTCGCTGCCGCTATTTCCTGGTCCTGTTTACGCCGTGCGAAATACGTAACCCAGCTCAGGTATTCCTCATTGCTCATTGATTCGCGCAGCTCGCCCACTGTTTTGCTGAGCTGTTGCGCTATGTAGAATTCGTTTTCCAGGTCCGGGTTATTCTCAAAGGCTAAGTACCTCGCTTTTGTCGGCACCCGCCCCCAGACCGGACAGCTTGAGCGCCTTGCTGACAACTGCCTGAACCTCACCAGCTGGCGCCGTACTCTGCCACTGGCCGGCCTCATCCTCGGTCAGCTGCGGGTCGATCATGCACACTGACAGCGCCCACGCCTCGACGGGTCCCTCGTCCAGGCGCTCGCGCTTGGATTGGTAGATGAGGATTTCGGTGCGGGTCAGGCCGCGGACCAGGACCTGGCCGACGCCGTCCACGTCGACGGTGTCCTGCGGCAGCCGGCCGGTGCCCAGCAGGCGCGCTTTCAGGCCGCCGGCCTGGTCGTCGGTGCTCATGCCTGCGGCGTCGTGGTGACCGCACCACTGATGGTGAACTCCGCGGACCACTTGACCATGTCGGACACTGGATTCGATTCGCTGTAGCCCGTCATGACGGCGTTGAACGAGTCCTGAGGCTTGCCGGTGCCGGTGCCCTCAGGCTGCCGGATGATCGGAACCGAGGTCGCCAGCAGTCCCTGCAGGGCTGCGCGCGGCCCTGTCACGGCCGTCGTGTCGTACGTGCCGTCCATCGTGAACGTGCCGCCCTTGAGGCCGCCGGCGTGCACGTAGTCGTCAACGCCGCCGCCGGTCACATCGTGCGCGTCACCCTTACGGCTGATCTGAGAGTTACTCGTGTACTGCGTCAGGTCAACGGCGTTCACCTTAACCACCGTCGACTTACCGTGCTGTCTCGCCATTTCGGTTACTCCCCTGGTCCAGTGATATCGACGGTGAATTTTGCTGCTAGGTAGTCGACAGCGCCGACTGTGATAACCGCGAATTCCGCGCCGGAGACACGGCAGGTGTCGAATGCCTCATAGGCGCCGGCCTCCAAAACCTGCTTTACCGACTTGGCGCCGGCGCCGTCGGCATAGGCGCCGAGCGTGTCCCTGGCGGCCCTGTCCGATGCCTTGCCTACAGCGACGTAGACGGGGACGACCATCGTGTCTGAGCCGCGCCCATACGTGGCGTCGAATTCGATTCCGTCCGGGTAGTCGACCATTGCCGCCGGCGGGCTAATCGTGTCGGCAGGGTACCCGAACGCGTTTAGCCCGGCGATTGTGTCGAGCTGGTCGGCCAGCTCCTGCATAACCTCGGCCAGGTTCACGCGGCGGCCCACCAGCGGATGTATGGACCGAGCACAACGGCTACGTCAGGGTCGACCTTGGCCAGTAGGCGCAGCTCGCTACCGAGGTCCGGCGACCCCGCCACGCCGAACGGTGAGCTGCGCCGTGCGCTTAGCCGGCTGGCTTGCAGGAGGGTGGCTTGCTTGACTGGCGGGGGGACGGCCGTCCATCCCCACGTTGCCGTGATGGACACGCCACCGTCCTCGGCGGTGGGCTGCGTTGTGGACTCGGCCGAAACCTTTACGTGAGTCCACGGCTTACCCTCGGCCGCTGCGTTCAGCGGGTACAGGGTGAAGTCGTCCACCGCGCCGGCGTCCGTGGTGATGGTCAGGCCGGTTGCCGTCATCAAATCGTCAAACTCGACATACCAACGGCAGCCGTTCAGGCCGATACGCCGCGCCGTGTAGCGGCGGATTTCGGGCGCGTCCACCTTCCCGAACTGGCGGTGAGTGTGCCGGTCGACAGCGCGGGAGGCGGCAGCGACATTCAAAGCTAGCTGCGTGTCGTCGACGGCGTCGCCGATGCGCAGGTAGCTTCTCAGCTCCGCGGCCGTTACGTAGTCCGGTCGCCATGCCATGTCGCTGCCGCCTCCTGTCCGTGCTTACTTCTTGTTGGCCGCGGCGGTCTTCTTGGCCGCCGGCTTGTCCTCGGCACCTGGCGACACTGCCGCCTTGTCCTCGGCCGGCTTGTCCTCGGCCGCCGGCGCGTCGTCAGTGTCGCCGGCGCGCTGCGCGATCTCGCGGTTGATCGCCTCCAGCTCCTGGACCAGCTGCGCCCGGTGCGCGGCCAGCTCCTGGACGGTGCGCTTGATATGCGCTGCCACAGTTCACCATTCCTCTCCTGTTGGTCGGACCCTGGTTGCGCCGGCGCCGTGGACCCGGCACGGCGCCGGCGCGGCTCTCAGGCGGCGTTGTTCTTCAGCAGGGAGTACGCGAGTCGGTTCTGGACGGTGCCGTCCGCCCTCTCCCACGCGGTGAATTCGACCTGGCCGCTGGCCGCCGAGCTGTAGGGGTTGACCATGACGACCAGGTTGGACACGCGCCGGATCACGTAGCCCTCTCGGAGGTCGCCGAGCACCGCGACGCTGGCGCTCAGGGTCGAGGCTGAGGGGAACGCGTTGTCCAGGGTCACGGGGTAGCCGAGCAGCATCCGCTGCGGGCGCTGGCCGATGCCGGCGGTGGAGTCCTGAACGATCGGCCGGCCGGCGGTGTCGACCACGGCGCGAATCTTCTGCCACATCGATTTGCCCATTGCCCATGAGGCATTCGCCTCGTACTCAGGGTCCAGCGCGGACTCGACGTCGAGCAGCTTCTGGTACGTGACGGCGTTGCCGGCGGCCAGCGTGACATCCGCGGTCAGGCCGGAGCGTGCCACACCGAACGGCAGCGTCGTGCCGGCGCCGTTGACCCAGTCGGTTGCCTGCTTGCGGGCGATGCGCTCGCCGAGCTTGCGCGAAACCAGGCCGGTCACATCGAACGCCGCATCCTGCAACAGCTCCACGCTGACCTTGAGCGGCAGGTTCGAGGCGCCGGCGCTCGTGTACTTGAACGCGCCCAGCGCGACGGTGCCGAACACGAGGTCCGCGCCGCCGGTGTAGGCCGTGCCCTCGGCGGTGATCTGGCCGGTGTTCGCGGTGTCGTCCACGGTCGGGTATTCGAGCGTCGCGCCGGTGTCCGTGGTGAATTCATCGACCAGGGCGGCAACGCCGCCGTACGCCTTGCGGACCTCGACCAGCTTCTGGCGGAACCCTGGCGGGACCATGTAGCCGCCGGCGGCGTCGGTGCCGACGCCTTGAGCGTTGGTCACCCGCAGGCCGGAGATGTCGGCGTTGGGCTGGCCGGTGCGCAGGTACGCCTCGAAAGCCCGCTCCAGCTCGTCGTTCACCTCGTCGGCGCCGGTGCCGCGACCGATGGTCGGGACCTCGGGCTGAACCGTCATGTTGTAGGCGCCGTGCCGAGCGCGCAGCTGCTGGTCGCGCTGCGCGGTCACGAGCTGCGCCTCCAGCGCCTCGTACTTGGTGACCTCGTCGTCGGTCAGGCTGCGGCCGGCGGCGCCGTCCACGATGGCGTTGAGCGCAGCCAGAATCTCGTCAATCGTCATTGCTGCTGTCCCTTCAGGAGTACGCGGGCGCGGGCCCGGATCATCTGGCTACGCCGGTCCTCCGGCGCAGTTTCCTGCTGCTTGTCATTGGCCACACGGTCGGCCAATCCGGCCTCGACCGCCTGCGCGGACGAGTACCACGTTTCGGCCTGCATTGCGGCCCGCCACTGGTCGACAGTGCCGCCGGCGTGATCGGCGTAGATGGCGGCGATGGTCGCGCTAGTGTCGTCCAGCAGTTGCGCGGCGTCGCGCATATCCGCGGCGTTGCCTAGCACAATCGCCCTGGCGTCGTGGATGAACATGCGCGCCGGCTTCTCGATCACCACGGACTCACCAGCCATCGCCACGAATGACGCCGCGGACGCGGCCACCCCGTCGACGTAGCTGGTAACGGTCGCCGGGTGATTCAGCAGCGCGGAGTAAATGGCGATACCGTCCCAAACCAGGCCGCCGGGACTGTTCAGGTGTAGGTCAATGGCCGGCGCGGTTATCGCTTTTAGGTCGCGCACGAATTGCGCCGCGGTGACATCGCCGTCGTCCCAATCCGACCCGATCACTCCATAGATGAACATTTCGGCGCGGTCGCTGGCGGAGGCGCGGACGTGATACCACGGTCCGGCTGCGCCGGCGGGGGCGCCGCGCAGCGCGCGGCCACGCATGGCCAGCTCGGAGAGCTGGTCGACATTCACAGTCACTCGCTGGCCTCCGCATCGTCGTCTGGCGCCGGCGTGGCGTCGCCGTCGGGCAGGGGCGGCAGGTTGCGGATGCGCCGCGCCTCGTTCTTGGTCAATAGGCCGGCCTGCATTTGCTCAATGATTAGCCGGATTTCCTGTTCCGGCGTGCCCCGTTCCAGCCCGGCGAAATCGAATTCGACAAACCGCGCTTTAGGCAGCAGCCGCGACAGGCGCTGTTCCAGCCGGATCGTCCACGGGGCGAGCACCGTACGGGATAGGCCGCGGTTCTGTTCAGCGACGCCGGTCCCCCATGACGTTTGCTTCTCGGTCTGCATTAGCGCGTGCGGAGGGATACCAAACCAGCGCGCGATTTCCTCAATCTGGAATTGGCGCGATCCGAGAAACTGTGCGTCCGCGGCGCTCATCTGCCACGGGGTGAACTTGAGTTTGCGGTTAACGAACGCGATTTCTCCGGCGTTTTCTACGCCTGAAATCTTCTCGTCCAGGCCGGCCTTGATTTTTGCGGCCTCGTCAGCGTCTACGTCCTCCTCAGTGGAGACTAGGCCGGTGATGAGTGGACCTCGGCCGAACATGCGCGCCGCTGCGCGGTCGCCAGCTATACCCGTCCCCAGAGAATTGCGGCCCATCTGGATCACTGACACGCCGTTTAGCCCGTCCAGGGACGGCCCTAGTACCTGCGTCATGGTCGCGGACGTGTATGTCTTTTTGCTGCCGTCGTCCAGGGTCGCCGTAAACAGTTTCCGGCCGGTGCGCTTGCCTGTCTCTTTGTCAATCTCCCACTTGGGCGTAACCGCCAGGGGGTGGACAGGGACCAGGCCGGACACGCCGCCGGCGCCGTTCACGACATGCGCCAGGTACGCCTCACTGTGCAGCAGCAAGTGCAGGATGACGGTTTCCGCCCATTCAAACGGGGTCGGCCCGTCATCGGTGCCAGGATTGTCCAGAAACGACGCCACGCGCTCGCGGGTGCCATCCTTCTTGTCGCGGTAGGCGTGCATCGGCAGCGATGCGATTGTCTGCGAAATCAACGCGAGCGCACGCCAGACGCCGGACAGTCCGAGCACCGATGTCTCATTGACGGGGACGCCGGAGTAGTTCCGCGGCCCTACCTGGAAATACTCGGCCAGCACGGGGTCGCTAACGCTGATATCGGCGCGCGGTGACCAGGGCCATTTCACGCGCTCAGGTTAGAGCGCACAGCGGACCGCCGACACGCAACCCGGATCGTTCGGCGTGTCTAGCGGATCACAGCACGGCCAGGCTAGGGCGCTGCCGCTGGCGGCAGTTGCCGGCGGCCCAGACTGCGGCCTTGATTGCGTCCGCGGCAGCGTTGGATGCCATGCGCGGCCCGTCAGCGCCTGGCAGCGTCCGCGCCGCCAGGACCTGGTTAGCCAGGTGTTCGCCGCCGTCATGGCGAAACGCGTCCTCTGCCAGCAGCCGGCGCAGCTCGTGGACAGCTGCGCCGACGCGCGCCTGCCCTTTGCTGGTCCGCAGCCCGGAAAGCGCCTGGTCGTCTAGCAGGTTGGCGCCCACGACAGCGCGACCGCGGAACCCTGCCGCGGCCAGCTCGCCGCGGACCAGGTCGAGGCTGTCGAGGTCGCGCACCGACACGACTACGTGGCTGTCCTGGCGCCATGCCAGCGCCAGCGACACGCCCTCACCGAACCAGGATTCGACCGCGGCGGCATCGGGCGGCCCGTCCGGCGCCGTGACGGCCAGGGCCGCCCACTGGTCCTCGGACGCCACGGCTTCGCCTTTCAGCGCGGCCGGCGGCTTGAGCTGCCACTGATTCAGGTACTGCGCGCAAAACCCCGTCAGCGGGTCAGGGTCGTCTGCCTCAGGGTCGGTTTCGCCGGCAAGCGCCTTTGCATACTTGTCCGAAATCAGTTCCAGCCGGTCCGCGGACCAGTACGGAGACGCGGCCCGCCACACCTCCGGATCACTCGGATCGGCGCCGGCCGGCGCCGCCCACAGCAGCAGCAGGGTCCGGGGATTCTCGGTAGTCAGCGAGGTCTGTAGGCCGGAGCGCATCAGGCTGGTTGCGCGGCGGTGCGCGGTGCTCGTGATGTGTACCTGCGGTGAGATTCGTTCCAGCGTGGCCGGTTCGATTCCCTCGGTAACCGTGTCCGGCTTGACCTTCCACGCCTCGTCCACGATGCCTAGACAGGTGTCGTAGCCGTAGACCGCATCCTGCGCCCGGACCAGCCACTCATCCTCGGTCGGCGTTTCTAGAGCCTCTTTGCCGTTGCTCTTGCGAACGATCCAGCTAGCCTCCTCCTCCGCCCAGCGCCATGCACGTTTCTGGATTTCGCGGCAGATAGCCACATCGCTGCCGGTGTGGACGACTACCTGGCGCTCATCGAAACGCCGGCGCGTCGGGTCATCGTCCGTGCGCCCGTTGTTGATTCGCCATAGCGCCATGCCACGCACCCGCACGGATTTGCCGGCGCGGCGGGGGGCGGACTCCCACACAGTGCGGTGACACAGCGACCCGTCCGCGCGGTGTTCCAGCTGGCGGGTGATTGCTAGCCGCTGCCACCAGCGCAGCCGTATGCGCTGTGTGCGTTCGATCCACTCGATTGCATCGGGTCCGTACGAACCGACAGCGTCAGCCGGCGGTGGCGTCATCGCCAGCGGCGGTGACGCATCGTCGGGTACGACCAGGAGCGGGCGCAGCCATTCGTACGCGGCTAGGCGCTGCAAATCCCACGACAGCCGGTCAGGGATGACCAAATCGCCCGCGCTGGATCCATTTCGGGGAGAGATTTGGACAG